TCACCGTATATGCCCTTTTTTACAGTTTGATCATAGGTTTGAACACAAAAGTCTGCGATCCAATGTTTAAGCTGTAGTAGAGTTAAAAGTGCTAATATTTCCATGTAGATTATTTATACACAGAAACTTCTTATTAGGTTTTTAGGCTGTTACTTTTATACCGTGTTCAGCTTGCTCTTTCTTATTGATAGCCAAACCTGCTTTATATTTTTTAATGTATTCAGGACTTTGTTTAACCTGTGTAGCATAAGTTTTTCCTTCTGGACTCGAAGCTAAAGGACCATAGTATATGCCTGGACTAGACTTTCTGCTTTTGCCCATTGTGATACCTTTGGATTCAAAATGTACACCTTGGCTATCAGGATCTGTGGCTATAGCGGCAATATCCTGAACAGAATCTATAATTTTAAATTGTTGGAAACTACTATTATACAATATAAATCCGCTTTGATAAGGACCTACAGCATATTGTAGCATAGCCATAATACCTTGATGTTTAGCTATTTCAGTAGTATTTTGTTGTTGTATTGCTTCATTTATAGCCTTTATACTGTTTTTGAAGCTATATTCATTTGTTTCCATATTAGCTACATCAGGGAACAATGATGAATGTAAATCAAACATTAATTGATTTGGTGTAGCCACTGTTTTCATTAAGGCTGCTAAACTTTCAATGCCCATTGGTCTAAAGTCTGCCTTTAGGAATGAATTTTTATCCTCAGAGGTTCTGATTGAATTGGGTGACTGCTCTTCTAATAGTTTTTTGAATAAAGTTCTTACCGCACTTGGAGCTACTTCTCCAGTGGCATCTAACCAAGCATTGCTATTGCTGGCTCCTGACTTACCTACACTTACTGAGCTACTTTTCACTTCATATTTTTTACCGTCAATCTCTAAATCGCCCTTTGGTGCTTTTTTGGCACCCCCCATGATAGCCAACATAGCTTCAAACGGTCCAGTAGCAGCACCCTGTCCTGAACTTAGACTAATGTCCAATAAGGTCGATTTCACTGACTGAAATACCTGTTTTATACTAGGAGGATTTTGAGTGATATAATCTTCTAGCTTACCTTCTTTGTCTTGGAACATTCTAGGCATGTCTAATGCTGTGCCTTTTTTACAGGCAGCAATAAAAGCGTTTCTATCTTCTCTGCTGACACTGACGCCAAACATACCAATAAGATTACGTGCCCATTTAATGTCTAGGTGTAGACTTTCGGCAATTTCTCTAGCTTGATCTTCTAACTCTTTATCCATCTTAACGATGTTTCCTTGAGTGTCCAGCTTTATTTTTGTTTCTAATGCCTTAAAAGCCTGGCTTACCTCTGGTGATCTAATTAATTTTTTAGCTACATTAACAGCATCATGTCCAGCTCTTATAGCAGCTATCATGCTTTCAATTTCTTGCGGAGACATTTTTGCTAATGCTTGGAGCTGTGCTTGTGCTACAGCAAGTCTTGAACCAGTAGGAGCAGAGGCTTCTTGTGCTAGTTGTCCACTACCCTTCAGGGCAATAGTATTCAGTAATTTTTGTACTGTTAATCTAGCAGCATTATCAGGAGGTAATGTGCTAGCAGAATTTACAAGACTTTGAAGTTCTTTTAAAGCCTGCTGTGCTAGCGGAGAAAAAGGAGCAGCATATTCTTTGAAAAATTGTCTAAATCGCATAGTGTAATATTTAGCCAAGCTCTGGGAATAGACAATCCTGTATAAACACCTTAACGTCTGCTTCACTCAAGCCTAAACTGGTCATCACACGGGGAGTATGAGGGTTCTGTTTTTGATTTTGTGCGTAAAAGTCCTGTGCCTTGGCAGTATTTACTGGGCTACGATTAGTTTCGCCCACAGTTTCTAAATAATGCTTTAGACCACGTTCTGCAATTGTGTAGATCTTTTCTAATTCTTCTTCATCCTGCACATTACCTGCTGCTACCATACTACTACTAAAAATACGCTGTGCCCAGTCAGGTAATTTACGCTCTTTGTTCCAGTTGTATTTGCTGGTTTCTACTGCCCACCAAGACATCATAGGGTGTAGATCATCGCCGGTTGGGCTATAATCCATAAAACAGCCTGTGATTTTATTCTTACCAGCTATAACATCAAAACCAAAAATAGGAGCAGGATTATGTGTATGTGGAAAGACACAGCAGTGCATCATCCAAAGCCCTTTTGTTTCTCTTGCATCTACAATATCAATATGTGCTCTACGATATATGCTACTGGCCCATACTTTGTTCACCCAACCTGGTTGATTAAAACGTTCCATGCCTGGCTCAAAAACTATGCTGCCTGTAGCATAAAATTGACTTTCAAATAATTTTTGTATTTGTGTAAGTTTATTCCAGACGAGACTCATAACTACCCTTATTCAATGCTTGCATTAATTTAATAGCCCACTTGAATGCTACCTTTGCTTCTTCACCCAAGTCGTCTGTTAATTCTGCTCTAATACGTTGTTTTAAATTGTCAGCATCTTCAAACTCATAAAATTTCCCAGATCCTGGAACTTTTTTAGCTATTATCTGTCCACCAAATAGATCCCCCATATGGCGACAATATAGATGGGCTTTGATTAAATGACGTTTATCACGGTCATTGTATAAATCAAGTAGATATCTATAGTAGTCTAAGGTTTCAGGCAACCATGTAAGATTATGATGCGGGCCAACTAACTCGATGCAATCAGCATAGATTTTACTTGCTCGTTTAATGTCGGGCAGATTATCTAATTGTCCAAGACTATCTGCTATGTTTTCGATACCAGTATAGACAAGAACCATTTGCCAAAGGTAATTAGCATATTCTTCAGTTGTAATATTGCCTGTTACTAATTTCTTGGCAAATATGGTTCTTTCAGCGTCGGTGTGTAGATCTTTGGTTATTTCTCTAAGACTCATTCTTCTTCCAATTTGACTTGGAGCGGAAATCCGTTCGTCCTTGCCAAACTGGTAGTTTCAACACTCTTAACTTCGGCAATCTCATAGGTATAAACGCCGGCAATTCCACTGCCTTCATTATGTATCTCTAATGTGATTTTCTTTGCTGTTTCTTGAGTGTGCCTAAATACTTCAGTTAATACACCAATAACAAATTCTACTGGAGTATGGTCGTCATTCAAAAATACCACTTTCCAACGGCGGGGTTCTTCGATTTTCTGCTTAATCTTTTCATCAAGTTTAACATCAGCTACAGCCATTTTAGTCTCCAAATAGTTAATAGGGGAAGTTGCCTTCCCCTTATTATATTACTTAACCTCTACAATGTCAATCACCCTGGCTTTCTTTTCTTCGGGCAAAACATATTCAAGATTTATAGTAAGCACACCATCCTTAATTTCAGCCCCTTTTACAACCATATGTTCAGCTAATTGCCAACTACGGTTGAAATTACGACTGCTTAGGCCTCTATGTAGGTATTGGTGTTCACTTGGAGTTTCATCGGCTTTTTCTCCTTTTACTGTGAGAATTTCCTGTTCCACTTCTACACTGATTTCGCTGCGTTTGAATCCAGCAACAGCGATTTCAATAGTATAGGTATAGTCTCCAGTTCTCACAATATTATGTGGAGGATAGTTTGTAGTCAGTTGATTGGCAAATCTGCTTTCGAAAGTATCAAACATACGATCAAAACCAACAAGTGCCTTGGCTAAATTTGTTGTATCTAAACGAGTTAAAGTTCCATTCATTGTCATTTTAGTTCTCCTTAATTAAGCAAGAATGTATGGGGCCCGACCTCGGCACCCCAATATATACAGAGATTAGGCAGCTTGTTTGACTTCCTTTACCTCTGCTTCGGTTACAACCTCTTCTGGTTGTTGGGCTTTGGCTTCTTTGGCCTTACGAATGGGCTCACAAGCAGCCAATAAATCACTGATTTTTTGTGTTACTACATCTTTTTCTGCATTTTGAACTGCTGACTGTAATTCATCAATAGCAGTTTCAATTTGGCTTTTTTCACTATCTGTAAGTCTATCCTTGACATCTTCAAGATCCTTTCTAATGGTATGAATCTGACTATCGGCAGTATTACGTGTTTCAATACGTTCTCTAGTCTTTTTATCTTCTTCTGCATTAGCTTCTGCGTCACGAATCATATTTTCGATTTGTTCTTTGCTAAGTCCACTATCACTCTTGATTGTGATCTTGTTTTCTTTGCCTGTTGACTTGTCTTTAGCACTGATATTCATAATACCGTTCGCATCAATGTCAAAAGTAACTTCGATCTGTGGCATTCCGCGAGGTTGTGGTTGAATACCTTCTAAATTAAATTCTCCTAATAGCTTGTTGTGTGTGGTTAGTTCACGTTCACCTTGGAATACTTTAATTGTTACAGCAGGTTGGTTGTCTTCTGCGGTGCTAAATGTTTGACTAGCCTTGGTTGGGATTGTAGTATTTTTATTGATTAACTTGGCCATAATACCTCCCATTGTTTCAATTCCTAAACTTAATGGGGTAACATCAAGTAAAAGTACATCATTACGGTCACCACTTAATACAGCACCTTGTATAGCAGCACCTACTGCTACTGCTTCATCTGGATTGACATCTTTACGTGGTGTTTTTCCAAATAGCTTTTCTACAGCATCTACAACCTTAGGCATACGAGTCATGCCACCGACTAGGATAACTTCGTCAATGTCTGCTGCTGTAACTCCTGCATCTTTTAGAGCAATTCGGCAAGGTTCAATACTACGTTCGATTAGATCTTCTACTAAACTTTCTAACTTAGCCTTGGTAATTTTAACATTCAAATGTTTTGGACCACTGGCATCAGCAGTAACATAAGGTAAGTTTACATCAGTTTGCTGACTGCTTGATAGTTCAATTTTGGCCTTTTCTGCTGCTTCTTTAAGACGTTGTAGAGCAAGGACATCTTTGGTAAGGTCTACTCCAGACTCCTTCTTGAACTCAGTTACAAGATAGTCCATAATACGTTGGTCGAAATCTTCACCGCCTAAGAATGTATCTCCGTTAGTGCTTAATACTTCGATTTGTTTGTCACCATCTACTTGGGCAATTTCAATAATACTAACGTCAAAAGTGCCGCCGCCTAAATCATATACTGCGACCTTACGGTCTTTTTTATCTGTTTTATCTACACCATAGGCCAATGCTGCTGCCGTTGGTTCATTAATAATACGCAATACTTCAAGTCCTGCAATCTTACCTGCATCTTTGGTAGCTTGACGCTGACTGTCATTAAAGTATGCTGGAACTGTGATAACAGCTTGAGTTACCTGTTGCCCAAGGTAGTCTTCCGCAGTTTTTTTCATCTTACGCAATACTTCAGCACTAATCTGCGGAGGAGCAAGTTCTTTGCTCTTAGCACGAACCCATGCATCACCGTTAGAGCTTTCCATAATTTCATAAGGCATTAGGTCAATATCTTTTTGTACTGCTTGTTCTTTAAATTTACGTCCTATTAGACGCTTGGCAGCATAGATGGTATTTTTAGGATTAGTTACTGCCTGTCGTTTAGCACTGGCACCTACAAGAATTTCATCATCTGAGTAGGCTACAATACTAGGTGTTGTTCTGGCACCTTCACTATTTTCAATTACTCGGGGAATTCCGTTTTCTATCACTGCTACGCAGCTATTTGTTGTACCTAAATCGATACCGATGACTTTGCTCATATTTTATCTCCTTATTAAGCAAGAAATCATGCGACCCTTGTGGCATCGCATGATTTTATTTATACAAGATAATCTATTTTCAATCAAGAAATTTGATTAAATTGCAAATGTAAATACGCCCGCTGTTATAAGCATTAGCGCACTCCAAGTTCCTAATGCTTTATAATAGGTGCTAATAGGTGTTCCAAAATAGCGATTACCTACCATAACGCATTTGTGAGTTGGACTTAGAAGGTATCCTACATAATCCACTGCAAAAAACCATAAAAAATACTGAGGGCCAAAAACTTGTGCCATCAATACTGCCAAAGCTATAAATTTTCCGCTGGATCCCATTAAAAAACTAGCAATAACGCCAAGGCAACTTATAATGATCATTCCCACTAAAGTAGTAGGATCTACTACACTTGATTTAATGTAAGTTTCAAATAATCCGCTTTGACTCTTAAAATAGTTTCCTAACATTATGACTACACCTACTGTTATCAGTACCTCCCAATTAATGTATCCTAATAACTTTTTAGGACTCCATTGTTGAGTGATAATAATATAGTATAAGGCCAATAAACCAAAACACATGATAAAATTATTAGTATAAATGTATGCGCCAATAGCAACAAACATTGGCAAGCTATTTCTTATCACTGCACTAAGTTTAAAGTTTCCTGGTTCTATATTAATCTCTTCTTCATGCACTTGGCGCCATATATACCAAGCTATGAATAAAAAACTAACAATTAATAAAGGTGCAATCTGAGTTATCCAAGCACTATAAGTTAGGCCAAAGGCTGCAATTGGAAGTATAACAGTTTTTTCTAACGGTGACCACATATAATAATGATGTGTGGAAAGATAATCTACTATACCCATCTTCTCGCGACCATGACCGCACTTAGGTGCTACAGTGTCTAACAATCCAGCAGACACAGTAACTCTACCTTCTATAGGAAGTATTCCTCCTATTGCGCTAAGAATAACAACAACGAACTTATTACTGCGGAATGTATTTCTTACATAGGCAAATGCTGGGGCAAAAAGATTGTACTCTTTTGCTAATCCGGCACTGATCATAATGAAGATAATCATCCACAGATACGAAATATCTTTTAACAAGACTTTATAT